CCGTATCTATTTATACTTTCAAAGATGGTAAAATATATTATGTTCCAGAATCTACCCAACTAGCTAAAGTAAGCAACATGATGGCTAAACAAACATCTGAAATAGATGGAAACTTTAGAATTGGGTCATCTGGATTCCAAATGTCTACGGTAGAAGACCCTAATGATAACAAAAAAGCCATTCTAAATATATCATCAGGGGTAGCCTATATATTAGGTAAAAGAGTAAATAAAGCAGTTGCTACTCAACTGTCTGTTGACCGGGCTATTAATACTAGTACAATCACTAATGAACAAAATACATTTGCGACTGGAACGTTAAAATATCCTCTAGGGAATTTCCCAGTTCAAAGTATATCATCAGTTACGGCAAATGTTCAGAAAACAATTGTTGTATCAAGAGGAACTTCTGATGTTGATTCTTTAGCAGATAAAAATGTTATTTCTATTTCTAAAGTATATACAGAGGGCACTAGTGGTGTTACCTATACAGAAAATACTGATTACAAGTTAATAAACCATCAAACAATTCAATGGATTTCTACAGGAAGCTCACCTGCTAGTGGTACTAGTTATAAAGTCACATATGTATATAATAAGAGTCTTGACTCAACTAATGATTATGCGGTAACTACCGATGATAATTCACTAATAACATCTATTGATTTCACCGGAAAAGGAATTGTGGGGTCTGGGGATGCTACTGGTGGTGTTCTATTCAACGGTAGTATTATTTCTACAACTTATGACTATTATCTTGCTCGAATAGATATTCTAACATTAAATGATAAAGGCGACTTTATTATCCACGTTGGGCAACCAAATGATGCGGATTCTGTAGTTCCTCCATTAATTAATGACGGTAATGTCCTAGAAATAGGAAGTATTGCATGGCTACCAAATTCATATAAATCTACTTGTAAGACATATGCTACTTCTAACTTAACTTTTAGAGATCTAACAATGCTACGGGATAGAGTTGATATTATAGAATTTAATGAAGCGCTTAATTCCCTAGATGATGTTGCTACCGCTAATTATGACCCTACTCAATTAAGAGGGGTGTTCTCTGATGGGTTCATTTCATTAGATAAAGCAGATTATACAAATGATGACTATTCCGTTATGATGAATTTTGAAGACGGAACTATTACCCTTCAATATTCTAGTAAAACAGAATTAGTTCCCGATATATTATCTGGGGAAAGCAATATTATCCTATCTGATAGTGGTAAGTTTGCGACTGCGGCATATACAGAAGTTTCTGCTGTATCCCAACCAACAGCTACCAGCGCCATATTGATTAACGAATACTCATACTTTGGTAAAGAAGGAGTATTAACATTAAAGCCTTCATCAGATAATTGGGTAACTAATGCAAGCTAAGGAGGATATTAATGGCTTTTGATTTTTATAATGATATGATGGCTAAACAGGCCGATATCACAATTAATACAGATAGATGGTGGAAACATGGTGGTACTGATAACTATATTTTAAACAATACTACTTGGGATGCTTCTAGCTCTAAATACATTGGAAATATGGGTAGGCAAAAAGGTAAGCATCAATTAAATGGTACGTATACGACATCGACAACAGTATCTGTGGCACACAACTATAGTTATACTACTATGGATCAGTTTATGCGAGTTAGAGATGTTGAATTTACTGCAACAGGATTAACTCCCTTAGCTACCGGATTTTATTTAACATTTAACGGGGTTAGAGTAACTATTACTCCATCTTCTGGATATAGCACAGACACTTCTGGTAAAGGAACCGTTACTACTGATTCTAATGGTGCTTTTTCTGGGAAATTCTCTGTTCCATCTAATGTTCCTGTAGGCACCGTAGAAACTATTTTTACAAATGATAAAGATAGCTGTGTTACAACTTATACAGCATCAGGTATGACACAACATACTGGGGTTTATTATACTGATGAAACATATTTCAACACACAATATGTTACTGCATACGTATCAGACCCAGTAGCAGAGACATTTCAATTACCACAGGACAGTTACGTAACTAGTTTTGATATCCCGTTTGGGTCAGTAGACTTAACAGAACCAGTAAAGTTTCAACTTAGAGAAGTAAGCAATACTGGATATCCAACAAGTACAGTTTATGCTAATGTCACAGTTCCTTCTGCAAATATTAAAACATCACAAGATGGATCAGTACTGACGAATATAAAGTTGCCAACACCTTTCTTAGCTAATGCAAATGTTCAATATGCCTTTGTTCTAGCTTCTCAGTCTGATAATTATACAGTATTTAGAGCTAAATTGGGTGAACTTTCTTTAGCAGATAAGAAAACTAAATGTAATTCTCAACCATATGGTGATGGAGTAATGTTTACCTCTTCTAATTCTACCACATGGACCGCCGACCATACCGCCGATTTGAAGTTTAATATTAACATTGCCAAGTTTAACCCAACAGCAGAAATTGTTTTTGATGTGCTGAAAAATATTAAAATGGATACATTCGTAGCCTTTTCAAATTTCTTAACACCAAACAACACTAACTGTACTTGGTACTATAGAATGATTGGTCAGGATGATTCTGGGGATGCAGATATTACTAAAAAGAATTGGCTACCATTAGCGCCTTTTGAAACAACTGAAGCAGATACTATTATTACTCAGTTCCAATTAAAGGCGGATTTCACGGCAACTGATTTCAGTTCTCCTGTAATTAATATGGATAGTCTAAGTTTAGGGCAATTTATTACTGCCCTTAAAGGTAACTATATTGGAAGAACGATAGATGCTACCCAAGCACCATTTAATACTATTCACACAGTATTCAGTGCACAACTTCCTAATAATGCTGTAGTTACACCTTATTATAGTCTAGATGGTGGTAACACGTGGAAGCAATATACACAGGCTCCAACAACAACCACTCAGACTAATGGGTATGTTCAGTATGCTTATACAGAGAGGTTAAGTAATGATGCTACCAGCTTTAAGATTAAATTAACTTTATCTACACAAAGTAGCTTCTTAAAACCTTACGTAACCAACTTAATGAATACCTTTAACAAGGAGTAATAAGATGACTATACAAAAACCAATTACTAATTCTAAAGGTAGACAAATAGCTAAATTATTTGTTCCAACTAGAGGCGAACTAACCTATATAAAGAATCAAGAAAAATTAGCAAAAGAACTTAAAGAACTTGAAATATTAAAACGAGATTTAAAAAATAGTAAATAGTAGCTAGCCGGTTAGAGATAATCGGCTTTTTACGTACATTCTATTTGAAATCTATGGAATAGTTCTGAAAATACAAATTCACTAACAATATCATAGTCATTCTTTAAAACATTTTCTTCCATACTTAAAGAGAACCATAGTCCGTGGTCTTTTGCATTCTTTAAGAACATTAGCAATTCGGAAGCCTTTGCCCGATTAATATCAATAAAAGAGTCTGTACCCATAATCTTTTCAGTCCTACGAAGAGTCCGCGTACTAATCTTTAGTAACCAAGCAATATGCTTTTTAGTACTATTAGATAATTCTGAAAACAATCCTTTTAATAAACTTACTTGCTTTTCTTTTTCAACTTTACGAGCTTCTTTTAGTTGATCCATTGACATATGGCCTTTTTCATACCAACGATTCTTTTCTAATTCTCGCTTACGTTCTAACTTAATAGCATCTGATGCAAAAGTTACTAACTGTAATTGTTCTTCTTCTGTTATATCAAAATCTCGGATAATTGTCTTTACTTTTTCAGGCTTAACAATGCCATCATCTTGATTATAGAAAATAACATTTCTGTTTTCTTTATAATACTTTAAAAATAATCCAGCTTCTCTCCAGCAACTCTTTAGAGTATTCTTAATTTCTGAAGTAGATAGACCAGGGACATACTTATCCTGAATCGTATTCATTTGATCTTCAAAGTCCCCTTGAGAAATATTCTTAGAAAGAAGATAATGAAATCCGTACCAAAATAACCATTCATTTCGGTAACCAATCATTTTTCTAGTTCCCCGAATACTAGCGAGCTTTTCAAAGTCTTCTAATCTAGTCTTATTAGTCTTTACTCGATTACCAATAAGCTTAGTTTCTCTATCTTCTTCTGAAAAGTTATCTACAATATAATCAGATAGTTGACTAAAATCATATTCATTATTATTCCAAATCTCAAATTTAATCTTAGAATTATTACGAGAGTTTACACTACCGGGAACACGGAATAGACGAGTTACATCGGTACACTTAGGATCTGCTCCCAAGTCACTTAACTTATTAACGAAATTTGCTGTAATATTTTTAGTCGCCCAAGCCATGCTAGCAGGTAGACCATTTTTAATCGTCCAAATCAATTGAACACCATGACCAAAAGTTACCATATTTGGCCCGGGAATATCTCCATTACCAATATGTTTAATAACTTCTTCGAAAACTTCTGAAATAGCATTTTCATTAGTAATTGATGAATATTTATCCATCTTATAGAAATCTAGATCAATACCGATATTTCTAATTTGAGCTAACTCACTAGACCGTCTTACTCCATTTTTAAATGAATTCAAACTAATGTAAGTATCTGTATTATTATTTGATTTTTTAATTAGATTATTGACTGTTTTTAATCGGTAGTTATAATCGAATACTACTCCATTATATCCAAGCTTAGTTAATACTACGTTCCCATAATCCTTCTTATTATTGAACCATAAATCTTCCCAAGAGTTTAACAACTATTTCACCTGCCTACTACTATTTTTATTTGTATTTAGTATAGCATACTTATTTATATTATACAAGCTATCTATATATTCTATGATACCTATTTTAATATTAATTAATAGTATTATATATCTAATATAATTTCTCTAATAGTCGGAGGGGCTTAGCAATAATAGTGTTTGTCGCAAGACATGTGTCCGCTTTTAGGAGAAACCTTGATAGGCCGGTGTTTTGACCACTATGGAATATCTTAGAAGATTCTATAATAAATTATGGGATGTTAGTCTATTAATTGACAATTGACTATTAATGTGATAGAATATAGTAAAAGTATAGAAGGTGAAGAGTATTATATTAGAAGTCTATCCAATGACAACTAAATTAGTTGGTAGAAAAGAAGATTTAACTAAATATGCTGATCTAATTAGCGAAGATATAGATATTCCCGTTGAGAACTATCAATTTAGTTTTTCTTATCAAAACTTTGGGGAAATCCCTGTTAATCATTTCTATGATAAGAAGAATAATTCTTTTCCTACAGGATTATTAGAGAATGTTAAAGGGCTATTAAAAGCTAATAACTTAGAATATGAGGTAGTTGATAAGCGTCCTAAAGGATTATTTACTAGTGATGATTTATTAACGTCTCCTATAACTCTGGGAGGTCGGACAACAGAAGGAAAGTATGCCTATCAAATGGATGCTATTAATTCTATTATTAAATCTAATGGAAAAGGTATACTAAACCTAAGCGTTGGTAGTGGGAAAACTCTTTTATTCTCTGCGTTAGCTAAGATTGCTTTACCTCATTTAAATGATGGAGAACATATTCTGTTTTTTACTAGTTCTAAAGAAATATTTAAGCAAACGTTGAAAGAGTTAGAAGATATGACCGGACAAGAAATTGGTTATTATGCTTCTAAAAAGTATAAAGATCGTCCTATTATGGTAGTCATGTTGCAATCTGCATATGCGTTATATAAAATTGATCCATATAAAGGATTAAAGTTAACTCCTAAAGATAGGGAGTTAAGAAAGATAAAGGATGTTATTCTACCGAAGATATCTAATGGAAATAGTATAAATGCTTTGAAAGCTTATTTAAGATTTATGAAGCTTGATACAAAAGTTGCTAAGAATTTCAAAGAAATGCTAGAAAATGAAATAGATACTTCTGGGAGTGATAAGGAGTTAGTAGATAAGCTGACAGCCTATGCTAATGAATTTGATGAGAGAATAGAAGATAAAGCAAAAGACTCTAAAGAAAAAAAGGATTTTATTGTAAATCTACTAAATAGTGCCGTTTTTATCTGTAATGATGAATGTCAGCATTTGACAGCAGAGTCTTATTATAAAGTGATATTAGCTTGTAAAAATGCTTTAGTATGCGTAGGACTATCTGGAAGCTTAGACCCCAAAAACAAGCTATTGCAACAAAGGGTTAAAGCAATTTTTGAAAAGGTTACTTACCGAGTAAAGTTAGTAGATAATGTTAAGAGAGGCGTAAGTGTTAAGCCAATAATTCATATGTTATCGGTTAATTCGCCAAAGAATATTGCTAGTTTAAGAGAATGGCCGGAAGTTTATTCTTCTGGAATAGTTCATAATGAATATAGGAATAATCTAATTGCTAAACTCGTAGCCGAAAAAGCCTATCCTTCTGGTAGAGTTACTTTAATAATTGTTAATCAAATAGATCATGGTAAGGATCTTCTAAAAAGATTAACTGATCTAGGAGTACCTGCGGTGTTTATTTATGGTCAATCAGAAGATGAATATAGAAGAAAGTCTATTCAAGCTATGAGAGATAATAAAGTAAAAGTTGCAATTGCCACATCTATTCTAGATGAAGGTGTTGACGTAAAAACTATTAAAGTTTTAATTCTAGCGGCGGCAGGTAAATCTTATCGAACAACTATTCAAAGGATTGGACGTAGTGTTCGTTTAGGTGAATTTAAAGATGCACATATTTTTGACTTCTTTGATAATCAAAACTATATGTTATCACGTCAATCGTTAGAGAGAATGAACATATATAAGGAGCAACAATTAGAAATTAAAGAAAACAAGTAATTATAGCGGGTAGCCCTTGATAAGCTACCCGTTTTGTATTATACTAATAAAAGGAAGGGGACAAACATATGGGTTTAGATAGTTTTTTAGAGGATATGCCAAAATCGGGCTTCAGCCCCTTCTTACGGCCTATTAAAGATAATAGGTATAATGACATTAAAAAGGATGTAGAGACCCTCTATCGTCCTGTATTAGACGTTAAACGGTATCCTAGGGAGTTACCCCTGATTTACATGTTTGATAATGTAATTAACTTAAGAAAACGTAATAATGGTATCTGGTATAACAAAAAAGTTTTATATCAGAGCTGGGATAACTTTAGTAAATTGAATATTTTATTAGAAAACTATAATATTAAACCAAGTAATTTTTTATCTAATTTATTTTGGATGGCAGAAAATAAACAATATCCTGCAACCTATAATAGGAAATTAGGGTATTACGTACCTGATATTACTATGTGGGAAAAAGTTTTAGAAAATATGTCAAGATATAAAAAAAGTGTATTTTTTAACTCTCTTAATAAGTTCACTATAATCAGCGGATGGGAAGATGTTTATTTTGAGGAATCTTTTAACATAAATACCTATGATGAAAATATATCTTTATTTGTTAATAGGATGACATCTTTAAATGATTATAAAATGTTTGATAGAATTCCAGATAGATCCTTAAATGAAGATGAGAAAAAATATATTTTATTATACTTGTGGAATTATAGTGATTCTATGCAAATAACTAGCAATTATTTTAGGGATTTATCAGGTATCTATGATTCTGGAAAGCAAGAAACATTATTAGGATATATTTTGGGTTATCATATTAACTTAGAAAATATAAATTTAAACACTATAGAGGATGATATTAATGGAAGAGACAGTTAAGCAAGTTATCTATCGAAGTTTTATGGATAATACTTACGCCAAAAGAATTAGCTCATTGCCTTTAACAGAAGATTATTTCTCTAAAGAAGTTATTCCTATTGTTAAGGTTATTAATTCACATTATCGAAAAGAAGATACGCCTATTTCTGGTGAAGCAATTAATCTTGATCTAGAGAAGTCACTATCAGATAATAAAAATTATAGTGAAGAAGATATTAAAGAAATTATGAGTAAAGTTTCTGATATATCTTTGCTATCAACCTATAAAAATTATAATAATGACCAGCCAATTAAAGAGAATACAGATTCTTGGTTAAGAAAAAAGCTTGCCATGAACACTTTAACAAGAACATTATCTAATCGGTCATTAGATGATAAAGATACTATTGATTATCTTGTTAATGACTTAATGGATATTTCTTCTATTGGTGAGGACTCTGAGATTATTCATGCACAAGATCTAGTAGGTGAAGAGAATGTACAGCCTATTCATGATACTATTGAAGACAGTGTTAAAGGTTCTATTTCTCTTGGTATACCAGAGTTAGATGCGGTAATGTCTGGGGGGTTAAAGCGTAAGGAACTTGGAATGGTTGTTGCTAAAAGTGGTGGTGGTAAAACAACCTTCTTACTCAACTTGTCCTGTAATCTAATAGCTAACAAAAGAAATGTTGTTTACTTAGAATTAGAAGAAAATGATGGAACTATGTTTGCTAAAGGATTATCTATGTTAAATAGAAAAAATGTTAAAGATCTTTTTACTGAAAATGGTGAGGGATTAAATGAATTTGCTTTTAATGACCTTATGAAAAATATAAAAAAAGGTAGTGATCTTGGAAGATTAGGCCAATTTACATTATGGACGGCAGAATCATATACAGTAACTTTATCTGCTATTGAAAAAAAGTTGCAAAAGTATTATCAGGACAAAGGATTTTATCCAGATATGTTAATAATTGACTATCCGGAGCTATTAAAAAATGATTATATTAATAGTGGTGTCCGAGAAGAACATGCGACAGAAATGCTTACACACTCTATTCGTGATTTAGCAAAAAAATATAATATGATTTCTTTCATTGCTAGTCAAGCAAACAGATTCGCTTATAGTCAAGTAACTATAAAAGAAGATGGAATCGAAGGAGCTAAGGCAAAGATTAACCCAACGGAATTATCTATTAGTGTTAATCATAATGCCGAGGAAAGAGCCGCTGGTTTTACTAGATTGTATATTATGAAGGCCCGTAATCGAGACGAAAATTTTCCTGAAGATGGTATAATTAGATTAAAGACGGATAAATCGAGTGGTAGATTAAATTCAGAAAGTGCCGAAGAAAAGAAGGAACATCAGAAAATAATTGATGAAATGGGAACCGCCTTCGACACAAACTCAGCTAAGACTAATAACAAAATGAGTTATGAACTAACTGAGCAGCAATTAGATAAGAAGAGGAATAAGCTATAGCAAGTAATAGCAACTGATTATCTACAAATACTTGACATATTCTGCAAAATATTATATAATGTTGCTATATTATATATGAGGTGATAAAATGAAACCAGCAGAATTTTCAAATAGAATAGGTGTATCAGAGCAAACTCTTCGTAACTGGGATAACACCGGTAAGCTAATTGCTAAAAGAACTAAAGGCAATCATCGTTTCTATACGGAGGATGACTATAACGACTATATGGGTATTTCTAGTAAAAATCAGAAAAAGTCCTATATTTATGCTAGAGTATCCACTAGAAATCAAAAAGATGATTTAGATAATCAGATTGACTTTCTTAAGCAGTATACAAATGCTAAAGGAATTATAGTTGATGACTACCTAACTGATATTGGTTCTGGTATGGATTATAAACGCAAAGAGTGGAATGAACTGCTTGACATGGTTATGCAGGATAAAGTAGATAACATCTATGTTTCTTATAAGGATAGATTTGTTAGATTTGGATTTGAATGGTTTGAGCAACTATGTAAAAAGCATCAAACTAACCTAATAGTTGTTAATAATGAAGAAACTTCCCCAGAGCAGGAAGTTGTTGATGACTTAGTAGCAATTATTAATGTATTTTCTTGCCGAGTCTCTGGATTAAGAAAAAGGTTGGGGATGCTTTTAAATGCAAATAACCTATAAAGTTGAATTAAAGCTAAACAAGACTCAAAAGCAACAGATTAATTCTTATATTGGGGTTAGTCGTTGGGTTTATAATAAGTTTCTTGAAATAAATAGTAAAAACTACCAAGAAACGCATGATTCCAAATCCTATATGAGTGCTTATACTTTTTCTACTTGGTTTAATAACCAGTATTTAAAGGATAATCCTAGTGACTTATGGATAAAGGAATATTATTCTAAACATATTAAGAAAGCTATGATGGATGCTGATACCAATATGAAAGCATTCTTTAAACATAAAAGAGGAAAACCTAAATTCAGAAGCTTTAAGAAGCATCAAGGCTCCTATTACTTTTGTGCTAATGGTAAATCTCGGCCTGTTAGGTATGATAATTATCAAATAAAGTTACCTAAGATAGGATTTGTTAGATATAAAGAACAAGGATATATTCCAGTAGGTGATGATTTTAGGCTTGTTTCTGGTAGAATAAAAGAGAGGGCGGGTAGATACTATTTAACTGCTTTAGTAGAGCAACCAGATTTTAGTAAGCTTAATCTAACTGGGGAAGCTATTGGGATAGACTTGGGTATTAAAGATTTTGCCATATTAAATAATGGTACAGTCTATAAGAATCTTAATAAGTATAGTAGATTAAAAAAGCTTAGGAAAAGATTAAGAAGATTACAGAGAAAAGAGTCCCGTCAGTATCAGGACTATAAACAAAGACTTAAAGAAAATAAATATGAAAGGAGAGCTACTACTGATTTCAACTTGGCAGATACACAAGATAAAATTCTTAAACTAAATGGAAGAATAACTAATGTTTTAAATGATTATCAGAATAAAATTATTGCCAATGTGGTGAGAACCAAGCCACAGTATATAGCAATAGAAGATTTAAACGTTAGTGGAATGCTTAAAAATCACCATTTAGCTAAGCAAGTTCAACAACAGAAGTTTTACAGATTTCGGATTAGACTAGTTAATAAATGTCAATGGTTGGGAATACCAGTACATTTGGTAGATAGATTCTATCCTAGCTCTAAGACATGTTCTCAATGTGGATTCTACAATGAGGAGTTTAGAACTATGGGACAAAAATTCCTTAGAGTAAGAAAGTGGACTTGTCCTAATTGTGGATCAAATCTAGATAGAGATATTAATGCTAGTGAGAACATTTGTATTACTTCAAAATTTAAGTTAGCATATTAAATTACTGCTTAAAAATGTACCGATGGCTAGTCGGGAATTCACGCTTGTGGACTGTTATACAAACCTAAGTAGCTATTACTAAACTAATAGTAGAACGGGGACAGGATGAAACAGGAA